TGAAGATAAAAATGTAAAATCAAATTGTATTGGTTCGGAAGGATATTATTATGATGATGAAGATATGTCAATTTGGGATAATACTCTTCGAGATGGATTAGGAGAAATTGAAATTTACGAAACAATCCAAAAAATAAGAAACTACTATAATGGTCATCATAATATTGATGGAAGACCACCATCAAAAAAAGATTTTAATGAATTTCTAGACTCAATTCAACCTAAAAACTAAAAATGTCAAATATAAAATACCTTATAATTGGTTTTATTTTTGGCATATTGGCTCAAATAGGAACATTCTTTCAACTTCAAGGACCATTAAAATATGAATGGTTCAAAAACAATTATTGGATAACTGTGTTATTTGGTATACCAATATCCATGTTATTTATGTATTCGGTAAAAAATCTAATCTTGGCGTTTGATGGTCAAATGTGGCCCTCCAGATTAATAGGTTTTAGTATTGGAGCTATTGTGTTTGCAATATTCAGTTGGTTAATTTTTAAAGAACCATTGACATTAAAAACAATCACTTGTCTGATCTTGGCGGTTATGATCATGGTCATTCAGTTATTTTGGAAATGAAAAGAATAATATTAAAATTAATCCTTTGGTGGACGTTTAAAAACCCAAAGAAAAAAAGAAAAACAATCTGGGAATTGTAGTTCAAATAATTTTCAATTGATACGTTGATTTATTAAATAAAAATTTGTAATTTTGATTTATGGGAAAAATAATATTAGAGTTTGATTCTTTAGAAGAATCAGAAGATGCAAGAGTTGCATTAGATGGTTACAAATGGAAATTAGCCATGTGGGATTTGGATCAAAGGTTAAGATCAACTGTAAAACACGGACAAAAATTCAGAGGAACCGGTAATGCGTCTAGTGAAGAAATAGACGTTTGTGACAAATTAAGAGAAGAAATAAGAAGTATTTTGGATGATTATGGTCTGAATATGAATGATTAAAAACGTGTAAGATGACAGAAAGAGAATTAGAATTACTTGGTTTTGAAAAAAACTATATGGATGAAGATGATGATTACTATTACTTTTTAGATGTGGTTAGTGGTTTAGGTTTTATATCCTGCACAGGTTTTGAAGGACAAAATAACGGTTGGTATGTTGAAGTCTTTAACACAGAACCATCAATAAGATTTACCGATTTTGGAGAACTTCAAGGTCTATTGAATATGTTAGAAAGTAGAATTGTCAAATAATATGTAAAAATGGAATTAACTAAACTTACAATGGAAGAACTCATTTCTTTAAGAAATGAAATTGAAGGACTTATTCATTCATATGAGGACGGTTATATCTACATATGTTCTGTTCGTCAGTTCGGTAGTGTGTGGGAAGAAAGACCCAAAAGTTTACATTCATTAAGGGAACTTTGTGATTCATATAATGGAGATAATGGTATTGTTGATGTTTATACCAACAACCCAAATTTAAAATTCCCGGAGATGGAGTTTTATAATTATGGTGATGTTATGTATATCAAAACAGAGGGTGATTACAGACAATGGGTTGAACACGCCAAAAGAAAATACCTTATTGAGGATGTGACAGAACGACTTGATGAGTGGGACGAGAAGAAAGATTTACCACTTATGCGTCGTCCTTCTTTTCCTCCGTTTTGGAAAAGAGAAGATGTTAATGAGTGGATTGAAGAATTTGAAAATACGGTTTGGGATTTCACCCCACCTGTATCAATGAAAGGAGAAGAATAAGATGACAGATCAAGAATTTTGTAGATTGTATTTCTTATACTACGGAGAAAAAAATAATGTTGGTGACTCTTATTGATAGAGTCACCTTTTTTAATTATCATTTAAAAAAAAATAAATTATGCCTAACTTAAGATTACATGTAGATATGGACGAGATCTACGACGACATGGACAGAAGTGACAAAAGACAAATGGCCGAATGGTTATATGATGACGGGACATTAGGAAAACATCCTAATCCTGAAATTAGAAGACTTGTGAGGGGTGATGAAGAAACACCTGGTGAAGCAGAACTTCGAGATAGTTTAATGAAACTTTGGAACGGACATTTTAGACTTTCCAACGAAGATGAAGAGATTATTAAAAAAATTGCAAACAAACTATGATGACAGCAGTTTATCCAAAACCTGGTGAAAAATACCAACACTATAAGGGTGGTCAATACGAAGTTATTTGTATGTGTAATCATACAGACACTAATGAACCACTTGTAATTTACAGATCACTTTCATTTGGTTCACAATACGCAAGACCATTTTCAGAGTGGTTTAACGAAGTTCATACTTCTAACAATAAAGTTGGGGCACACACAATTTCACAAATTAGGTTTAAAAAAATAGAAAAATAATGAATAATTTAGAACTACTATACATAATACCCCTTTCAGTAACTATATTGTTTTTTATGATTGTAGTCGGAGTTACACTAATATCAATGGTTACTGGAGATATTGGAATCGGAGAAACCATGGTAAAAATATTATTTTACAAACGAAACAATAGAGAGTTATGAATAAATTAGATTTAGATTATCAAAATTTGCTCCAAGACATTTTAGATAATGGGGTAAAAAAAGAAACAAGAAACGGAGGAACCATCAGTGTTTTTGGTCGTCAGATCAGACATAATATGAGTGAAGGATTTCCTCTATTAACAACCAAGAAAATGGCTTGGAAGACGATGGTAACTGAACTTCTATGGTTCCTTCGAGGTGATAGTGATATTAGATTTCTTTGGGAAAACAATTGTACAATTTGGGATGGTGATTGGGAAAAACATTATAAAACAACTTGTTCTAAACCATATACACTTGAAGAAGTTAAACAAAAGGTAAAAGATGGTAACCATAACTTTCACGATTCAATGTTTGATATGGGCCCTATCTATGGTAAGCAATGGAGACAATGGAGTGCAGGTTCTTTAGAAGATAAACATGGTTTTGGTAAAATAGACCAAATCACAAACCTAATCAACGACCTTAAAACAAATCCAGACTCAAGACGACTAATGGTTTCGGCTTGGAATCCTGCGGATTTACCAAATCAAGTTTTACCGCCCTGTCATTATGGATTTCAAGTTTATACAAGAGAGTTGAGTGAAGATGAGAGAAATGAAATCAGAGATATGCGATATTTTAAGAATAGATTATATCAAGAGATAAAAGGGAGTGATAGTAAAATTGATTTGGGAAATATTCCAACCAAAGCAATCTCACTAATGTGGAATCAAAGATCCGTCGACACAGGATTGGGGTTAAGTTATAACGTAGCAAGTTATTCTCTACTATTAATAATGATCGCCAAACAAGTTAATATGGTTCCAGATGAAGTAATTGGTAATTTAGGGGACGTTCATTTATATCTTAATCATATTGAGCCCATTAAGGAACAATTGACAAGGGAACCATATCCACTACCAACAGTAAAAATATCTGATAAAGTTGTTAGTGATGTTTCTGAATATACATTAGATGATATTATATTAGAAAATTATCAATCACACCCAAAAATAAAAATGCCATTATCAAATTAATTTTAGGAATACCCTACAACTTTTCTCTTTATGAAGATATTTATAATAAAGAGAAATTATGATTGGGATTTACAGAATAAAAAACTTGGTTAATGAAAAATGTTATTATGGATCGTCTAAAAATATTGAAAAACGATGGAAAACACATTTGAATCAACTAAAAAATAAAAAACATATAAATATTATTTTACAAAAGGCGTGGAATAAGTATGGTGAAGATAATTTTATTTTTGAAATCGTTGAGGAATGTGAATTTGAAAATATATTTGAGGTTGAACAAAAATACATAGATACTTGTGGTGATTACAATATAGGTTTAAGGGCCAGTGGAGGAGATAATTTAACCAAAAACCCAAATAGAGATAAAATTATTGAAAACATAAAAAAAGGTAGTAAATTATGGAGAGATAGTTTGTCTGATGAAGAAATGAAAGAAAAATTTTCAAAACCTTTAGATAAGAATCCAAATTGGAAAGGAGGTAGTTCTTTTGTTTATTGTGAATGTGGAAAAAGAATAGGTTACGGACATACTCATTGTAATAAGTGTCGACCTAAAGATGGTAAAAACAATCCATTTTATGGTAAAAAACACACGGAAGAGTGTAAAAAAAAATCTTCGATTAGAATGACAGGGGTGTATAATGGTGAACAAAATACACCAGTTGTAATTGATGATGTTCATTATAATTCTTTAGGTGCGGCGTCAAAAATTCTTGGAATATCTAGTGCTACTATAAGATGGAGAGTATTGAGTAAAA